TAAAGGAGAGTTTCTTGTAATATCTTTTGTAAAGGTATTGTAAACTCTGTCTAATACTTTCTGCTTAATAACATTTCCTGTGCTTGTTTCTTTTCTCTTAAAGCCATCGTTAACAAACATACTGTAGATGTCATTAATAAGGTGCTGAGGAACATTAGTTCCACCAGGACCACCTTCATTACGACTCTCATTATGTATGTAGTTCTGGATCTTCTCTAAGCTTGTTTCTTCTCTTGGAGTAACTCCAGGAAAAATAACTTGCTTAGGGCTCTTTTCTATACTTCCGAACAGACCTGTTTGTCTGCCTCCGTATATATCATAGAGGTCATTGGAAGGAGCCGACCAGCTCCCCCCATTACCTTCTCTTTGTGATAAGAATCCCATTATGATTCCATTGCTTCGTTAACGTCCGCTAAATCATCTTCTGTACTTAAGAAAGAAAGAGAATTCTGTGCTTCTGTAGCTCTTGCTACGATATCACTCTCATCTTCTTTAGCTAGGAATCCATCTTTTGCAAGTTGTTCTCCTAAAGTATTGATTTCAGACATTAATTTCTTGTACATGTTTTCGTTAGTACAAGCAGAAATCATGTCTACTTTGTCGTAAAGACCTCTTAGCTGCTTACTCATAATGCTTCTTGCCAATACATCAGCATCTGTCTTACCTACTAGTAATTCAACAGCTTTTACATAAGCTCTATCTTGACTAGTACTGTAAACACCCATTATGTGTGCAACTAATGTAGGAATATAAGAAATGGTACGGTCAGACAATGATCCGTAAACCACATCTAATACTTTCTTAATCTTAGCTACATCTAATTTTGCCATGTTCTCTTCTACCTGCTCATCTGTAGGTAAGTTTACGTTGTAAGTCTGCATACTAGAGCGACCTCCTTTAGAGAAGTAGTCCAATATATCAGTCTCGCGTAATCTGTCTACGTGAAATGTGATAGCAAATCTATCCCAGAATGGAGAATCTTTCTCGTCTTCAGGAATACTATTACATGTTGCAACAAAGGTTTCCCATGCACAGTCTTTCTTTTCTGTACCGTTAAATATCTTCTTCTCATTCATTACACCTAGCAAACTGTTTCTTAATGATGCTGACGCTTTGTCAACCTCGTTAATGATTACAAAATCTGCATCAGCTATTGGTGAGTTGATTTGATATTTGTTACTTGTTGTTAAGGCTTCGATATCTACGTTACCCTTTATAGCTGAACTTCTAGTACCTTCATCTGTTTCCAGCATAAACACCTGCTCATCTTCTAAGTCTCCTCCATTCACTGCTTTAGCAAAATCCATTACAGCTGCTGTCTTAGCAACACCTGGATCTCCTATAAGTAGGATTGGTAACTCAATTGACTTAGCTAGTGCTAGTACGTTAAATAGTTCAGTTTTCTTCGTTAAATTTGTTTTTATTTTGAATTGTGACATCTTTTACTAATTTTTTGATTGTTATTTTAAATTGTTCCTTACCATACTTCTCTAAAAAGTCAGATGGATCTTTAACACCGTATTCTTCTGGTATCTCCAACTGATTTAGATCGTATTCTTGGCAAAACTTTGCTCCCGCAGCTCTACCTGGATTTCTTTCATTTGTGAAATCATTATCGTACAATACGTATATGTTTTCAAACCTACTCTTCAATTCCTCTATAATTTGAGGCTTCGGATTAGTATTCTCGCTCTGTAAAGAACAAGAAGCTACTTGTGCAGGGTTTCCAAATGTGAACAGAATAGACATTGCGTCTTTCCTGCTACTAGTTATTATTAGATTTTTACCTTTGGGTGGCATTTGTCGCCACATTTCCCATACAGAAAAATCATTATTGTTTATCCACTTGTTATCTGACTTGGGTTGGTATATTTTATACGTTACGTTCCCGTCTTTTTCTTCGACAAAAGCGTAGGCAAGTTCATCTGCTACCTTACTATAATCATTCATAAAATAATGTGAGATTGGATATATCCCACAATAAGTTAATTGGTCTTTTGTAAAACCATACTTGGTTTGCCAAAATTCTTGGTCTTGTTTTTTCCAAGCCCTGGTCTTTACTCTTAGATCAATTCTATCTTTCTTTACTTTTCCAATATTATCTTTAGACACATAGCTAACTCTAGCCACATTGTTTACAGCTTCTGTTTGAAACTGTGTAAGCTGAAACTCATTTGCTATAAAGCAAAAAGCATCAGTTATCTTACTTAGTCCAAAAAGATTCATTACAAATACAAACACATCGCCTCTTTCTCCTGTGGCAAAATCCTTGTACATCATTTTCTCATACTTATCACTATAGAATAAACTAAATGATGGTATGCTGTCTTTCCTTATAGGACTTGATATTGGTTTTCTTGGTATGCCTCCTAGAAAGTGAGAAAATATCTCGACATCTGTTATACAACTAAGTATATCAGCTCTGTTTGGCAACTTTTTTATATCTACACTTTTTCCAAATCCCATATTTATTTTGAGTTGGTAGAAGATGAATGGACAACTAGTGCTCCATTGATATAAATTCCTTCTTTGGTAATACTGCATGTTTTTACATTCTCAAAAACATATTCTTTTCCTTCAAATTCTACTTTCATATTTTTAGTTTTGTTGGTTAATATAGGGGCCGGACTATCCGACCCCATATAATTAATTAACTGATTAGTCTAACCAGTTGTCTGTTGTGTCTTTTGCAGCATCAGCTGTTCCAAACACATCTTCTTCAGGAGGTAAAGACGCTGTGGTCAATACATCCGGAGTCAAACTATACTCACGAAGAGTGTAATCTGCTGGTCCGAAGTTAGTAGTACCAAATGCACCATTAGCTTTAGACTCCTCAATAGCTTTACTTAGCCACTGAAACTTATTGTCTCTCTTACTTGTAAGAGTGTACTGACGTAAAGTCTTCTTGTTAAAAATTGTCTGACGCATACTCTGGTCATCCGCAATCTTAACACCAAGAGCAACACCAACTTTATTGTTAGTACTGTCAATCACTGTCTTAATGTAAGAAAAATCTCCCTTAAACATTTCTTCCCATGTAGCCTTCTCAAACTTAGCGTGAGCTGCAGACACATCTGTAAGCTTAGTTAAGTCGAAAGGTAAATTAAGAAGATTAGCAATAAAGTCAATCATCTCTTCCTCGCCACGCTTAGCAATCTTCATTCCTGAAGTATTGTACCATTGCATGTTTTGAGGAACAGTCTTGCTCTTAATCGCATCTTCTTCCAACCACGTAGCTTTACCAAAGTCATTAATAACTTTATACTTACCTGTCTGTGACTTGTGGTGAGTATTAATTATATAAAATGAAGCTTTAGTAGAGATAGGGTTGTCTACATCGTCATTGTTCAAGTAGAAATCTACTCTTAGTTGAGGCACTTCTCTTTCGCCATCAGAATCACTTACTGTCTGCGTACCAAGGTACTCAGGCTCATAAGTTATTTCTCTTCCGTAAAGAGCTTCAAGCTCTGCTTTGGAAGGGTTTACTGCGACAACTTTAAAGTTCTCAACACCTGTGAAGAATTTTCTTGCTCCACCTTCTTTGATTTCATTTGCTGATCCAAATCCCATAATTTACTTTTTTTAATTTAATTATTATTATTATTATTATTACTTATTAAATGTTAAATGGCGTGAAAGTACTGCTTTCTCCTGAATTATCTGAAACCTCTTGTTCTTCTGAATCTGAATCTCCTTCTTCATCTGGAGTCACATCATCTTCATCATCATCTTCGTCTTCTTCTTCTTCCTGGTCAAAGTTTTCAGTAGCTGTAATAAGATTACTTAACTCTTCGTTAGGCTCATCTTCTACAGGGCATGCACTTTCACACTCATCTTCACAATCATCACAATCCACTTCAAGAGCAGGAGCATCTACGACTTTTACTAGTTCGTAAATTGGAGCCTCACCGCTTTCGTCATGAAGTACTATTTCGTAGTCTGTGTCAGTAGCGTCTCCTATTGCTACAAATTGTCTAATTTCATTACACAATTGTGTTGACGAGATAGTTTTACCTTTCTCTTTGCTATCATCATAAGAAGCGTAGTTTTTAGACACCTTGTATGTCTTGTCTTCTACTTCTTTTATGAATTCTGCAGTGTTAACTACAAATAATCTTGCCTCATTTTCTTGTTGTGGCTGGGCAAAACCAAACAAAAGTTCTTGCACTCCACCAGCATCTAGTTCAAGCAATCTGCAAGCAGACTTATTGAATAATACTCTTCGGGTGGTGCCTTTTCCTCTGTTCTTCTCAACTTTCATTGAGGGGAAATCAAACTGCTGAATAGCAGCTGGTGCAATCTTCTTGATTGAACCGAATACAATGTTTAACATTTGTTCTTAAATTTAAAATTTATACTAATTTACTTTTCCTTTGAAGCAGGAATTACTTTAGTCTTCTCTTCTATGAAGATACGACTCCAATCAACAGTGATGTCATAATTCTCATCACTTACTGCAACTTCAATTTGCTGTCCTATAAGATGCTTCTGTCTTGAACCTGCAACCAACGACTCCGATGGAGCAAAGTTTATTATAGTTTTGTTCTCATCTCTATATACCAACCCAATAGCGTCACACCATGAACAAAGAATATCTTTTGTTCTACCAGTCAAGTTTATTGACTTTTCTGTAAATGAACCAGACTCTTTTACGACATCTTTTTCTTTTACGTGACCTACCATAACTAAGGTATCGCAAAACTCTTCTAGTGGCTTAAGCATCTTGAAAAATGCTTGTCTAGTATACAAATAACCAGCACCATTGGGAAGCGTCCTTACGTCAGTTCCTGTGAAGTTTACACCCATTGAGGTCTTCTGATATAACTTAACTGCTAGAGATAGAGATAACTCCTCTAAAGCTGTTAAAGTGTCTAAACAGATGTACTTATAAGGTACTTTTCCTCCTGCTTCATCTTTAGCTTTTTTAAGAGCCTTGATTAATGCAGAATAGTCCGCCATAGTCTTGATTTCTACGATCATACCCTCAACGTAATTAGAACCCTGCTCCATATCAACGATAAGGCAGTCTTCTAGTTGAGACACAATTGTAGTTTTACCACACTTTGGTGCACCGAATAATAATAACCTCTTAGAATCTAATCTTTTGGCTTTTCTTCTTACTAAAGGTAATTCCATTACTCTTGTTCTTTTTGCTTGGCTGCAAATTCATTTACCATGTTTACATAAGATAGCTTTGCTGCCATGAATACTATCTCTCTTGGTGTAAAGTTTGCTTCTAGTTGCTCAGCGAGCTGGGAAACAAAATTTCTATTGCCATCAATACTTGAGACAATACCATTCATTGTTCCATTCTTCTCGTTGAATCCTGTCTGACTAAATCCACAAGCGTCACCATCTGATGTAAATGCATCATGATTGTAAACTCCTTCTGTAAAGTTGTCTTCTAAAACTTCATCTTCTACTTTTTTCATTCTTTTATTTTAATTGTTAATAATAAAATTTAACCACGTCACACTCATTAAGAATTAGGTCATATACATCATCTACTGATATAAAAGTTCCTCCCACCTCTAACAAGGACTTGGCGTCCACATCTGTAATTATCTCGTCTTCATGAGAATCATAAAAAGCTAAACCACTTTGGTCAATCCACTCTTCTATTTCTTCTCTGTCAGATCTATTAATACCTACGTAACCTACCTTCTCTATATGCATATTACACTATTTTTAATTGTTTAACTTTGTCTACAAGATCTTGAACACTATTTGTGTCGTTGTTTATCACATAGTCAAACTCATCGTAATCATCTAAAGCTGTTTCAGAAAGGTGTTCATCTTTCCTAATAACTAATCCATTGTCTAGATATTGAGGTCTGTTTATTCTTATAAGAATACCACCTCTATCTTTAATTGCTTGAGCTTCATTAGGAAATCTAACATCTGTTATTATCCAATCTGGAAAAGAACGATGTATCATTTGACCTGTATCCTCTTCATCTGTTGGACATTCTTGTTGTCCACAGTCATCACATACATAATCAGCAAACAAAGCATTTACCCAAATATTAGGGTGAATGATATGTCTACCTGCTTCAGTGCCCAAAAGTTGTAGAAGCTTACGAGGCGTTAATCCGTCCCACTCTTCTCCAAGCTCTTTCTCTTTAAACTCTCTGTCTTCTAAATCAGATCTACTACAACCAAGAAGAAAACAAACCATATACTTTAGCTTTTCAGAATATTTCTTATTTGCATAAGTAAACTCACTAACAGGTTGTTCCCAATCAGCAATAGATTCTGGTGCAAATTTGTCTGCAAGATAGTTTATCACAATAGACAATGTGTCTTTTCCTGATCCCATCTTTCCTGATATCCCAATCAGGTTAGGTTTACCACCAGCTATCATAGTACACTCTATCTCCTTGTTCGATAGCTGAATAAGCTGCCCAAAGGAATTCTACATCATCTTCCATATAATACTCAACATAGTCTTCATAAGAATCACTACCAAAGAAAAATCCTTTAGTTTCAGGAAAATTCTGATTAGCAATGTCTTTAGCTAACCTATTGAGATCTTTCATCTTAAGTCTAAGTCTTACGCAATTAAAATCTCCTTCTACATTTTTTCCTTTTTCTCTCCATAACTGCTCCATCCACCCGTGCAATCTATTGTGCTTACGCCAATACATAATTTGCTCAGGATCTTTCTTAGATGCTCCTTTTTTGCGTCTGTACGCATACATATCTAATCCCATTTGTTTTTGTTTTTTAATTAATTAGTTCTGCCTAGCAAAATATCAGAAGCTTGATAAAACTTCGTCATTAAGTGACCCTCACTTGCCTTTGGCAGTTCTTTAAATCTATTTGTTGCACCGTCAAATAAGAAATGATGATACGCATTTGGCGGACCAAAACGATTCTTCAAAACCTTAACGGCCCTGAATGTATCTCGCATCTTTCTTATATCATAACCATGATACTCTTCGAATCCATACCTGTCTGGAGCATATACACCTAAGACTACTTTTGCATCACGCTGAATTTCCTTGTTATTGGCGAATCCTGCTAATGATGGTTCTGTTTTCTTCTGTATACTGTCACCTTTCAAAGTAAATTGTTCTCGTTCCCCTGATTGTTCTTGCTGTATAACATTAACAACAGCCCAGTTCCAATGTTTCGTAATCTGCTTTAACGCATAATTAGTACTCCAATGTGCCATAGTC